GCTGATCCTGATTATGGTGATATTACCGATTCAATGAATGGTCGTGATATTACTGTAGAGTTCAAGACAGCAGAAGAAGTTGGAGCTTCGTTTCCAAAAACAACAATCAGGGTTAAACCAAATCAAACCCCGATTACGGAAGATGCAACTCTTCTTGAGAATCTTATAGATAATCAAAAGGACATCACCGAAATCTATCAGGAACAAACCTATGAAGAACTAACTGAAGTTCTAAATAATTGGTTGAATCCAGAAGAGGGTGATGAAGAATCACAAGAGCAACCTGTAACTAAATCCGAAGTTAAAGAAGATGTAAAATCAACTGAGGATGTTTCAGCAGCATTTGACGATCTGTTTAATAACTAATAGAACACGAATAAGTTGGGGAGTGCGAGTTCCGACTTTCACTCCCCTAAGTTATATAAATTTAGGAGACATTATATGTCAACAAGAGACGAATTGGCAGGGCAACTTGCCGCTAGTTTAAATAAAACTTTCAAAGATACTAAAGTCGCTTATTTTCTTGATGGTTCAGATACAACACCCACAGATATAAAAGAATTTATTTCCACAGGTTCTACATTGTTAGACTTGGCAATATCAAATAGACCAAATGGTGGTATTGCAGTAGGTAGGATATCAGAACTTAATGGATTAGAATCAAGTGGTAAATCTTTGGTTGGTGCACATCTTTTAGCTGAGACTCAGAAAAAGGGTGGTGTGGCAGTTTACATAGATACTGAAACTGCAGTAAGTCAAGATTTTCTAAAGGTTATTGGTGTTGATATCAATAGTATGTTGTATTTGCATTTAGAAACTGTAGAAGATATATTTGCAGCAGTAGAAGAGATTGTATCCAAAGTTCGTGAATCAGACAAAAATAGGTTAGTAACTATCCTTGTAGATTCACTAGCAGCTGCATCTACAAACGTAGAGATGGAAGCAGACTTTGATAAGGATGGTTGGGCTACAAGTAAAGCAATCATTATATCTAAAGCTATGAGAAAAATTACTCAAATGATTGGTAGACAGAGAGTGGCTCTTGTGTTTACAAATCAGTTAAGACAAAAATTAGGTGTGATGTTCGGAGACCCCTGGACAACAAGTGGTGGAAAAGCACTACCATTTCACGCATCTACAAGAGTTAGATTAAAAAACAAAGGTCAAATCAAAGATAAAAAGAATCACGTTATTGGTATGACGATACTTGCACAAGTTATCAAGAATCGTTTAGGTCCACCTTTGAGAAGTTGTGAGTTCCCTTTATACTTTGAAAGTGGTATTGATGATGTAGGTAGTTGGTTAAAAGTAATGAAAGACCATAAGATTGTAAAACAAGCTGGTGCATGGTATACACTTACAGACCACTTAGGAGCAGAACACAAGTTTCAATCAAAAGAATTCGGAGAGAAACTATCAGACCCTGATTTCAAATCATTCGTTTACGAACAGATATGCGAAAAAGTTATATTGAAATATGATATGAAGGATTTGGGAATAGATGATGTAGTTGAGACGGAAGAGGTGGTTGGTGAGTGATGTCAAACGCCAGATACCTTTCCATCCTGAATGAGATAAAGAAAAAAGGTGGTTCTGTTAACTTTCAGAACACAAACAAAAAAGTACTAATAGTTGACGGCTTGAATACTTTTATCAGAGTATTCAGCGTAATGCCAACTCTAAACGACAACGGCGTTCATGTTGGTGGCATTGTTGGTTTCCTTAAAAGCATAGGATTTGCCATTAATATGTTTAATCCCACTCGTGTTATCATAGTATTTGATGGCAAGGGTGGGAGCAACCGCCGCCGTAAATTATATTCCGATTACAAAAACAAACGTAGAACGTCTTACAGAGTTAATAGAGTAGCAGGTTTAGAAAACGTAGAGGATGAGAGACGGAATATGTATCTACAACTCAGAAGAGTAGCAGAGTATCTTGAATTATTACCAGTAACTAATATATCCGTAGATGGTATCGAAGCAGATGATGCTATAGCTTATATCGCAAAGAGTGTAATACCCGATGGTGAAAAGATTATCATGTCAACCGACAAAGATTTCCTACAATTAGTATCAGACGATATCAAAGTTTGGTCTCCCACAAAAAAGAAATTATATAACAAAGAAGCAGTTTTAGAAGAGTATTGTGTAACTGCAGAGAATTTTATTATGGCTAAAATATTTGAGGGTGATAAGTCTGACAATATAAATGGTGTAAAAGGAATAGCCACTAAAACATTGGTAAAAAATATACCAACTTTGGGAGTTGAGAATAATAATTATAGTCTACAAGAGATATACAAATATGCACACAAACACAAAGATGATGATGGAAACTTCTTTGTGAAAATATTACAGAATAAGGAGTTACTTGAACGTAACTATAAGTTGATGCAGTTAGAAGATGTGAACATAAGTGCTTCAACTAAAACAAAATTAATCGATGTTATCAGAGGTCCTATCAGACGTTTAGTAAAATTTAAATTTGAAGCCATGTTTATGGAAGATAGATTATTTCAAAATCTACCAAATGTAAGTAGTTGGTTAGCTCAGACATTTACCACTATGGATAAGTATGCGGAAAAAACCAATGGGTAGAAAAAAGAAATATTTTACAGCAAAGGAAAAGAAAGAAGCTCAAAGAAAATGGCAAATGGATTATTACTACAGAAATAAAGAGACCATTTTGAAGAAGATGAAAGACAAGTATAGACAGAAGAAATTAAATTTATCAAAAACAAGACTCACGAAAGAGATATATGGAGAGTAACACTTCTTTAGTAGAATTTGGAACTTCATTCCAATCCAAAGTTATAGCATCTTGCTTAACTGATACGATGTTTTTACAAACAATCATGGAAGTTCTTGAGCCAGAGTATTTTGAATCTGATTCAAATAAGTGGTTGGTTCAAGAAATACATAACTATTTTATAAAGTATAAAACCACACCTACATTAGAGGCTATCAAGATAGCAATAGATGATGTTGAGAATGATGTGCTGAAGATATCAGTTGTAGAAGCACTAAAAGATGCTTGGAGACATAGAGAAGCAACAGACTTACAGTTTGTTCAAGAAAAAACATTAGAGTTTTGTAAGAATCAAGTTATCAAATCTGCTATTATGGAATCTGTAACTCTATTAGAAAATCAAAATTATGATGGTATAAAAACAGTTATAGATAGTGCTATGAAAGCTGGAACAGCTGTAGATATTGGACACGATTATAACGTGGGTATTGAAGAGAGATTAACTAAGTCTACAAGAGTTACGATAAAAACGCCGTGGGATATTACAAATGATATCATGGATGGTGGTTTAGGTGAGGGTGAATTAGGTGTTGTAGTTGCGCCAGCAGGTGTTGGTAAGACTTGGTTACTTCAGAGTATAGCTGCAGGTGCTTTGAAAAGAGGATTTACTGTAGTTCATTACACATTAGAATTGAATGAAACCTATGTTGGGTTAAGATATGATACTGTCTTTAGTGGTATAACTACACAAAACATTAAGTTTCAAAAAGATGAAGTGAAGAAAGTCATTGACTCTATTGAGGGTAAGATGATTATTAAATACTACCCAACAAGAGCAGCAACTGTTAATACACTTTCAGCACATCTAAAACAATTAGAACTAAAAAATATAAAACCTGATATGGTTATTGTTGATTACGCTGATATCTTGAGAGATAATAGTGGTATGAGAGAGGTAAGACATCAGTTGGGTGCTGTATATGAAGAGTTAAGAGGATTAGCTGGTGAGTTTAAAGTTCCAATATGGACTGCATCACAAGCAAATCGTTCAGCATTAGAAGAAGAAGTGATAGAAGCAACAAAGATTGCAGAAGCATACAGTAAGATTATGATAGCTGACTTCGTATTGAGTATCAGTAGAAAAGCAGAAGATAAGTTAAGTCATACTGCAAGATGTCATATCATTAAGAATAGATTTGGTATTGATGGTGTAACTTATCCAATGAGTATGAATACTAATCTTGGTCAGATAGAGATTTATGAGTCAACAACTCAGCCAGGTAAAGAACAACAAGGTAAAATGGATAATAGTGAAGAATTTAAGAGACAATTGTTGGCAAGTAAGTACAACGACATGAAACAGAGTGATGTAGATGGCTTTGAATAAAACTAATAAGAAAAAATTATTTAAAAATAGTAAAAAAATTAAATAGTTTGTTTTTAATCTGATATATATTATAGTTATCATTGTATAAAGTTTACAGGAAATAGGAGGAGCCAGAAGAAAATGGAAAAGTTTAAGTTATCGGAAAATTTCGTCAGTAAGTATAAGAGAAAGAAAGCACCTTTCGGTTTTAATGGGTTAGGAGAATTAGTTTACATGAGAACATATTCTCGTATTAAAGACGATGGTAAAAACGAGAGGTGGTGGGAAACAGTTCAAAGAGTTGTAGAAGGAACTTACTCGATGCAAAAAAATCACATTGATAACTATCAGTTGGGTTGGAATGCATGGCAAGCTCAAAAATCAGCACAAGAAATGTACGACAGAATATTTAATATGAAGTTCCTACCACCTGGTCGTGGTTTATGGGCTATGGGAACAGCAATAACCGAAGAAAAAGGGTTATATGCAGCTCTTAACAATTGTGCATTCGTATCAACATCAACAATCAAAGAAGACTACTCAAAACCATTCTGTTTCCTAATGGATGCATCTATGTTAGGTGTAGGTGTCGGTTTTGACACTAAAGGTGCTGGTGAAATCGTAGTAAAGGGTATAAATAAGAGTAGAAACAAAGAAATATTTGAGATACCTGATACAAGAGAGGGTTGGGTAGAATCACTTAGACTATTATTAGAAAGTTTCTTTCATGGAACATCAGCTATCAAGTTTGATTACACTAAGATAAGACAAGCAGGAGAACCAATCAAAGGTTTTGGTGGTGTTTCAAGTGGTCCTGAACCACTAAAAGAAGTTCACGATAGTATCAGAGAAGTATTAGAACGTAATAGTGGTGAACCAATTACAGTAACTACGATCGTAGACATAATGAATCTTATAGGTAAATGTGTTGTAGCGGGAAATGTTCGTAGAACTGCTGAGATCGTTTTTGGTGACCCCGATTCGGAAGAATATTTAGACTTAAAAAATTATAAGGTAAATCCACATAGAGAAATGTATGGGTGGACATCTAACAACTCTATCTTTGCAGAACTTGGTATGGATTATACAGAAGCAGCAAAACGTATTGTAGATAATGGTGAACCAGGTTTTGCTTGGTTGGATAATATGAGACATTACTCAAGAATGAAGAATGGTGGTGACAATAAAGACCATAGAGTAGCTGGTGGTAATCCTTGTCTTGAACAATCACTTGAATCATATGAGTTATGTTGTTTAGTAGAGACATTTCCAAGTAATCATGATTCGTTAGAGGATTATCAGAGGACACTTAAATATGCTTATCTGTATGCCAAATCGGTGACACTTGGTAGAACTCATTGGAGTGATACAAACAGAGTGATGTTAAGAAACAGAAGAATCGGATGTAGTGTAAGTGGTGTCGCACAATTCATAACTAATCGTGGACTAAATGAATTTAGAGATTGGTTAGAGGGTGGATACGATACAATTGAAGAGTGGGATAAGATGTATTCAGATTGGTTTGCAATACCACGTTCCATCAAAACTACTTCAGTAAAACCAAGTGGTACGGTTTCACTATTAGCGGGTGCTACTCCTGGTTTACATTATCCTGAAAGTCGTTTTTACATCAGGAGAGTAAGACTTTCAAATCATTCAGAGTTATTAGAACCATTACAAAAAGCAGGATATAAGTTAGAACCTGCATTTGGTTCGGAAGATACAACAATGGTTGTTGAAGTTCCAGTAGATGTTGGTGAGGGTATCAGAACTGCATCAGAACTTTCTATATGGGAACAATTCAGTCTAGCAGCATTTATGCAAAGACATTGGGCTGACAACCAAGTGAGTTGTACTGTAACGTTCAATCCTGAAACAGAAGCTAATGAAATTGCACCTGCTTTAAACTACTTTCAATATCACTTGAAAGGTATTTCTTTATTACCAAGACATGATTATGGTGCTTATCAACAGATGCCATATGAAGCAATTGACGAAAAGACATACAACAAAGAAGTTAAAAAACTTGGTAAACTTTCATTCGGTGTAATCAAAAACGAAGAAGCAGAAATAGATAAATTCTGTAACAACGACACTTGTGAAATACCAGGCGAAGAAATAAAATAAAGCTTGACTTACATACTATTTTATTCGTATATTCACACATCAAATTAAAGAGGTATAGCTATATATCAAAACATCTTTTATCAGTTTAAGAGACGAAGAATCCATATTTGGGATGACAAAAAAGGGTACTCAGTTGTACCTTTCAGTCAATACGCCTATGTAAAAGATGGTAAAGGAACTCATACATCATTATATGGTGATAAGTTACGTAAATTACCTATCAGTAGAATAGATGAAACCGACACACCTTTTGAATCTGATGTTGCTCCAGAGATTAGATACTTGGTTGATAACTATACAGATTCGGATGAAGTATCTGAGGGTCATCGTGTTATGTTCTTTGATATTGAGGTTGAAGTTACACAGGGTTTTCCTGATGTAAATAAAGCCGAAAATACAATTACATCTATCGCATTTTATGATGATTTAACACGACAGTATTATTGTTATGTTCTTGATGTAGAAAATAAAGTAAATACAAATCAGTTCGGTAATACAACTGTTATTAAGTTTAAAGATGAAAGAGACTTACTAACAGCATTTTTTACAAAATATCTTGAGATATCACCAACAATCATTAGTGGTTGGAATAGTGATAGATTTGACGTTCCTTATCTTTATAATCGTACTCAAAGATTATTAGGTAAAGAAGCTGCTAAGTGTCTATCACCAATCGGTATAGTAGACTATCAAAAATATAAAGGAACATATAAGATTGCAGGTGTGGCTTCACTTGATTATCTTGAGTTATATAGAAAACTTACATTTGGTGAGAGGTCTTCATATCGATTAGATGATATCGGTGAGTTAGAAGTTGGTATAAATAAGGTGGCTTATGAGGGTACACTTAATGATTTATATGATGGTGATAGAAATAAGTTCGTAGAATATAATATAAATGACGTTGTAATCTTACAGAAACTTGATGAGAAGTTAGATTTTATTGGTATTGCTAGAGCTATATGTCACTTAGGACACGTTCCTTATGAAGATGTTTATTACTCATCAAGATTTCTTGAGGGTGCTATTCTTGTGTATCTGAAGAAGATTGGTATCGTAGCACCAAATAAAATAAGAGCTAACAGACAACTGATGGATGGAACTGATAAATTTGCAGGTGCATATGTCCAAGACCCACAAAAAGGTAAACACGAATGGGTGTATGACTTAGATATTACAAGTATGTATCCGTCTATTATTATGAGTTTAAATATATCTCCTGAAACTAAGTTGGGTAAATTAGATAGTTGGGATGTAGAACCATTCCTCAAAGGTGTTGATAGAACATACAGTATTAAAGATAAGAATGGTAAGGAGAGTGCTAAACTAACCACAAGTGAGTTTAAGAACTTTTTAGAAACTCACAATGTATCTATATCTTCTAATGGTGTATTGTACACACAAGATAGAAAAGGTCTTATACCAACACTATTAGAAAAGTGGTTCGATGATAGAGTTCAGTTTAGAAAGTTAGCTAAGAAGTTTGCTGAACAAGGTGATAAAGAAAAATATGCATACTTTGATAGACGACAATACATTCAAAAGGTTGTTCTAAACTCATTGTATGGTGTATTGGGATTACCTATATTTCGTTTTTATGATTTGGATAATGCAGAAGCAACTACTACTACAGGTGTTGAGTTGATTAAATATACTAAGAGAATGTCTAATCATTATTACAATTCGGTGGTAGAAGATAAAGAAGATTATTGTATCTATATTGATACAGATTCAGTTTTCTATTCTGCTATTCCTATCATTCAAAAGAAATATCCACATATAGATATCAAAGATGAAACTTTGATGACTAACAAAATATTAGAGATTGCATCAGAGGTTCAACAATATCTAAATAACTCATATGATTTATTTGCTAAGAAGTTTTGTAATATAGACGAACATAGGTTTGAGATTAAGCAGGAATTAATTGCTAAGAGTGGTTTATTTGTTACTAAGAAACGATATGGTATGAAGATTATCAATGATAATGGTGTTAAGGTAAATAAACTTCACGTCAAAGGTTTAGATATAGTTCGTTCAAGTTTCCCTGCAGCATTTAAAGAGTGTTTAACTAAGGTATTAGAAGATATATTAGCAGGTGTTCCAATGTTAAAGATTAATGAGTTTATTCTTAACTTTAAAAAATCCATGAAGTTAAAAAACTATGATACAATATCAATGCCAACTTCAGCTAAGAATGTTAAGAAATTTATATCAATGGGTGAGGGTATTCTCATAGCTAAAAAGGGAACTCCAGTTCATATCAAATCAGCAATCAATTACAATAACTTTTTGTTGATTAATAAATTGAATAAGAAATACCCATCAGTTGGTAATGGTGA